GGCGGTCATCGCCGTCTCGTTCGAGCTGGTCATATTCCCGGCGGATTGACTCGTTGCTGTTATCGAATTTTCCGCCAGTGCCGACAGGTCCCGGACCGTCCCGTTGTTCTCCCAGGTGGCCATGCTTCCTCCTACGCCGAGATCCAGGCAACCCTGGCCCGGCCCCGCTCGGTCCGCCCGTACAGCACGTCCGGGGCCATGTCGTCCGCCGGGGCCGGGATCGCGACGGCCTCGCGCGGGATCGGGGCGCTGAACGTCTCGGACTCCCGGCCGTCCAGCGGGTACCCGGCGCCGTCCCCGTCCGTGGTCACGCCCGGGCCGCCGACGTACACGGCCGTGCTGGCGTCCAGGTTCTTCACCTTGACCGTGCGGCCCCGGCCCACGCTGCAGATCACGGACGGCTCGTCGCCGACCTCCGCGGTGCCCGAGGTGAACGGCATGGCTCAGCCGCGGACGGCCCGGCCGCCGCGCATGACCCGGCCGCCGCCCGGCTGGAACCGGCCGGTGCCGGCCTCGGGCTCGTTGCCCTTGATGCCGGGCAGCTGCGGGCCGCCGGTCGCGTAGCCGGAGTCGTTGGCCTGCGTCCAGTCGGTCGGGCCGTCGATGTCGTCACGCACCGTGCTCATCGCGTACGTTCCGGACAGGTAGGACCCGGGCCGGGTGAACGTCACCGACTCCGACCCCGTGCCGTCGCTCGGGTCGGCCCCGGTGCTGCCCGGCGCGCCCGTCTCGGTGATCTCGTCCTCGGAGATCCCGGTCAGGCCGTCCTCGGTCTGGCCCGGCTCGTTGGTCGGGTCCACCGAGGCGTCGTACCGCGCGCCCTGGGTGCCCGGCGCCCCGGTGCCCTCCGGCAGCGGCCCGCCGAAGATCCCGTGATCATCCTCCGGCGGGTACTGGCCCGGCTCGTTGGTCGGGTCACCCGTGCTGCGCATCCCGGAATACGCCTCGGTCTCCCGCGCGCCCGCCACGTCGGTGCCGGTGCCGTAACCGGGAACGGTGTCCGGATCGTTGAAATCAGCCATCTAGGGGCTCCTCGCATCTGGAGCCCGGCTCCCGGGGGCCGCGGGCGGTTGTCCTGTTCCTATCGTAGGCCCGGCCGGGCCGGTATCCCAGATCACGGCCACAGCCGGGTGAGCTGCGCCATGAACCCGGCGTTCGGGTTCGCGGCCGGGCGCCGTGAGCGGATCCGGTCCAGCGCCGCCGCCGCGCTGATGCCCAGCACCCGGCAGTGCACCGCGATCGCGATGTACGAGGCCCGGCTGGCCCCCGCCCCGCACTTCAGGTACGCGTTCCCGCCGCCCTCCAGCCACGCGGCGGCCATGTCCGCCAGGGCGATCAGCACGGCATCGGGCAGGCAGGCCTCCGGGCTGTCCTCGATCCAGGCGGCCAGCACCGCCTGCACGGTCACGTGATCGATCCAGGCGATGTCGTTCGCGCCCGCGTCCATGCTGATGATCAGCAGCGGCCCGGTGAACGGCGGCGCCCGGATGGACGCGTCGGCGGTGCCGCCCTGCCAGATGACGCCCCAGCCCGGCTCCAGCGCGCCGATCTCGCTGCAGTCCATCAGAGTCGCGCGGCAGCATGAGGAGAATAACAGACCGGAACGCCGTCCAGCCCGCCGTCCGGGTAATAGTCAGCAGTCACGGCATCAGGGGACGCATAGCTTATGCCAGCGTCAATCCAGCGGCGGACCAGGTCCCAGTCTGGCGCAGCGAGCACCGGCTCCCATGTTTCCGTATCAAGGATCTCGCGCCAGTGAGCAATCATCGATGTCGCCACTCGTCCCCGGGCCATTGTGCCATCCCCGATTCGCACATCCCCGAACCGCGTATGCGCTATCATCCGCGATATCACGAACCCGGCATCCGGATCGGCCAGCAGGGCGGTAATCGCAGTCGCCAGATGCACAGGCCGGTACGCGTCGTCGTCATCCAGGTACGCGAGAACCTGCCCGCGGCTGGCAGATATACCGTGCAGCCGGGCCAGGTGCCCCCAGCATGCGCCGGAATGCACGGGCAGCTCCAGGTAATGCACATTCGACGGCCACGGGTACCGGGCCAGGACCGCATCCGGGCCATCTGACACGATCACGTGCTCGAACTCTGGCCAGGTCTGTGCCTGCACAGACGGAACGCACCGGCTCAGAAGCGGATCATGCCGGTTCCAGGTCGGGGTGATTACCGACGCGAGCAACGGGCTGCCGTATTCCATAAGCTAACCGCTGATACCCCAGGCCGATATCAGGCATAACAGCCTCCCGCCGTACTTCGACATGATGTCCGCCTTCGTAAGACGCGGCGCCACGTCCGGGTCCTCGCCCTGCGCGATCGCGTAGTCCACCCACGCCTGCTTCGGATCCGCGGGCAGCGGGCGCAGCACCACCGGGGGTTCCGGCGGCGGCAGTTTCACGGGGAGCGGTTCCGGCTCGGGCGGCGGTTCGGGAGGCGGCGGAGGCGGTGGCTCCGGTTCCGGCTCGGGCGCCGGCAGGACGCCCGCCGCGGTACCGGACACCTCCGCGAGCGGGGACGCCTGCGCCAGCGGCGAGACGCCCGTGCCGTCCTCCGGCGCTGCGGCGGGTGCCCCGGCCCCGGGCTCGGACTCTGCGGCCGGGGCCGCCGCCCCGGGCTCGGGCGCGGCGGTCACGCCCTTGCCACCCTCCGGATCGGGCACGGCCAGCCGGATCCGGATCAGGTCCTCGGCCTCCCAGTCCTCCACCTCCAGGCTGGCCCCCGCCGGGTAGTCCCGCCAGTCCCGGCCGCCCGGCCCGCCGCCGGACAGGGTCTCGGCCATCCGGACCCAGCGCATGCTAGCCTGCCTTTCCTGGTTCCCCGCCCGTCCGGCGGCCACTCACCGGGCGGGCGGGGCCACTGCCGTCTAGGTGCCGTCCAGTAGTGCCCGGATCTGGTCTGGATAGGTCTGGGCGAGCAGGCTGAGCATGTCCTGCAGCCGCTGGCCGGCAGGCTGGTTGCGGCCGACCCAGAGTTCCAGGTTCTCGGGCCGGTTGTCGTCCCGGACGCCGTTCTTGTGATGCACGTCCTCGAAGCTTTCCAGCGAGCGGCCGATCACCTGTTCCATGACGGCCCGGTGCTCAAGGATCTTGACGCCGTCCCGGACGGTCATCCGGTAGCCGTCCGTCGTGATGTAGCCGTTGCTACGGCGAGGCTCAGAGCCCCACTTTCCGGCCGGGTCTCCCGTGCGCTTCCATCGCTGGTAGTGCATGTTGCACCAGCCCAGGGACCGGACGGGCCGCTCGCAGCCTTCCACGCCGCAAGGCTGGCCTGCGTACTTGCTGACCCGTCGCTGGCTGAACTGGGGTTCTGCACCGCCGGGATCACCGTGGCGCTTCACACGCATGTAGTGCGTGAGGCAGTATCCGAGCGAGTGCGCGGGTTTCTCGCAGCCCTCTACTGAGCAGTCAGTGCCGGCGTTGACGGTCCGGACCCGGCCGGTGCCGCCGGTACGCATCACGCGCAGCAGGTGCGTCCGGCAGTACCCGTGCGCGTGCGTGTCGGCCTCACAGCCGGGAACCCTGCACACCGGATCCTGCCGGGTGCGCGGCTGCAGCTCCGTGGGCTTCCTGCCCTGCATGACCTGCTTGTAGTGGGCCTGGCAGTAGCCGCGCGCCCAGTGGACACGATCGCAGCCGCTGAAGCTGCAAGTACGCCTAATATTGCTCATAGCTGGCACCCTCCCTGAAGGGTTCTGGCAGAGAGCGAGTAGGAGGGTCTTCCTGCTCGCTCTCACCATTGTATCAGCTTTTGAAGCCTGACACAACCAGCTAGACATATCTTGAGCGTATCCTTCAGAGAGTTTTCTCGTCCACCTGTTTTCGCAGGTCAGGTAGCTGCGCCCTGGTACATCTTAATCGCGCCCGTGCGATCGACTAGGGTACCGTCGCCCCTGAGAATCGCCCGAAACGTCACGAGATCGCTTCCGAAAGCAAAATCGTCCGACCGCTCGAACCTGACTCCGCCGACGAGCCTCACGAAATACTGCGAGAAGTCGCCGAATGCGATGGACTTGGACGCGACTGCCATTGCTGGCATAAACGGATCGGCCACCAGTGGCTTTCCGAGGAGAAGGTCAGGAGAACCAAGAACCGCAGACGGCTCCCAGATCGGCCGGCCCACCGTGTCGGTGATTTTCCGGAACCCGCCTATGGTCTTATCAGCAGCGAGCCAGTAGCATGACCTGCTTTGCCGATAGGGAGCTATGACCGAATATTCCAGGTCTACGAGGTTCGCATAGGACGGTGCCCCGGAAACGCCGGTGACCGACCCGGTGACGCCGACCGTAGCCGTGTTGACCAGGCCCGCAGGCTGGCCGGTGCCGGTTCCGTTAACCAGGTCATTGCCGAATGCATTGCCCAGGGCGCGCCCTGCCTGCATCGCTAGATAACCGAGCAAATCAACGGCCGTATCGTCAATTAGCTCACGTGCTACCTGAAGTAGCACACCGTATTTGAACGCAGACAATGGCTGCATTCCGAACGACGGATCGGATGTCGGCAATGACGCTGCCTGGGCCGCGGATGCGGCGGTGGAATGGGCGGTGGTCTTGGGGACCTGCAATGTCTCGCCGCCGCCCGTGTTAAGGACGGTAGGACCGCATTGCATAATTCCTGACACCTCTATAAGGTGGGCTATCAGCATATCGTAGAAGTCGATCGGGATGATTGACGATGCCGTCCCGCCGGTCCCCGCGGTCAGGACCCGGTAGTTGATCGGCCCCAGTTCGGGTGCCCGGCGGACTTCGAGGGCGCGCCCGGCACCGTCATCGCCCCGCGCCCACTTGCGGACCTCCTCCAGCATCCGGGAGCCGCCCGCAGTGACGGCGGCCTGGCCGGCGGCCGGCTTCTTGCCGGAGAGGGCGTCGAACGCGTCGTCCGCGTCCTTGGCGCGCTTCTCCGTATCAAGAACGGCCCTGATCCTCGTGTCGAGCTTCTGCATTTCCTCTTGGAGCGCATCCCACCTCCCCTGCTCCTCTTCCCCCAAAGCTCGATTTTCTTCCGCCGCCTTTTCAGCTATCCCTTTGGCCTCTTCCCACACACTGAGCCTGCGGTCTCGCAACCGCTTCGCGACCTCAGAAGGCATCTTCTTTCCCTTTCGTCTCGTGCCTTCTGCACCTGCGCCGGCTCCGTCCGTGGTCAGCTACGGCCCCTCAGCGCGCTTGCCTGTACTGAACTATGGTGTTACTCCTCGTCCGCCCACGGGTCCTCGGTATTGGCCTGCAAGGTCAGCAATGCCTGGGCGCCCGTGAGCACGGGCCTCTTCGGCGGCTTGAGCCGCTGGTCGGACTTCGGCTTCCAGCCATCGGCATCGCGGTACTTCCGGAAGAACTCCATCGCCCGGCCCTCGTTCAACCGGCACCGGACCTCCTCCACGTCCGCCTGCACCCAGTCCGCCAGCGACTGCACCGCGCCGTTCAGCGCCCGGGCGCCCGCAGTGGCGTCCGGGTACGCCGGGTCGAGCACGGGCGCCACATCGACCAGCTGGACGGACAAGAGGGTGCGCATCGGGTAGTTGAACTCCGACACGCCCCACTCATCGCCGCCCGGGAAGACCCGGAACGCGAAGGACGAGTGCCGGATGTCGCCGCGCTGGACGTACTCCAGGACGTCGCTGCGGGACTTCGGCGGCTCCACCTCGTACGCCAGGCCGGTGTTGTCGGTGGCCAGCCGCAGCGTCCGCGCGTAGGTGGTGCCGAGGAGCTGGTCGTCGCGGTGG